GCATCTACAAACCCTTGTAAGTTAGAATCGTATGCTAGTACAGTAGAGCCAATGTCAGTATCTACAACGACATTACTGCCACCGTTCTGAAGTGTTCCAGTAAAGTTTGCTGTTACATCATCGTACTTAGCTGTATCTGCGTCATAACCCTGTACTGTTACACCTATATCAGTGTCTAGGACAATCGTAGTACCTAAGTCACTAATCTGTGCTTCAGTAACTGAAGTTGCTGTTGGTGCAACATCAACCCATGCAGATCCTGTATAGACCTTCATCTTATTATCAGAAGTATTGAAATAGATTGCACCTGTTAATAGTGCATCTCCATCATTATCTAATGCAGGGTCTGAAGACTTCTGCCCTAAGTAGCGATCATCAAAATTATCATATGAGGTTGCCGCATTAGAGGCCGATGTAGCCGCCGCTGAAGCACTGTTACCTGCATTCGTTTCAGATGTACCTGCATTCGTTTCAGAGATGGCCGCCGCCGCCGCACTGTCAGCCGCAGAGGTTGCACTACCTAAGATAGAATCTACGTACGCCTTACGTGTTAAATCATCGTCTGTAGTTGGAGTTGCAGTTGACGTTACCTTATTAGAACCCATGACAAGGTTGCCAGAAAGGGTGCCACCGGATAGGTTCAACTTGAGGTTATCTGCAGTGTCTACATAGGTCTTAGTAGCGGCATCTTGAGCAGAGGTAGGATCACCCATACCCGTAACTTTGTTAGTGCCCATTGCAATAGCACCTGTCATGGTGCCACCAGCTAATGGTAATTTAGTCGCAATAGAATCAGTTACGGTAGTAGCAAAGTCTGCATCATCACCTAACGCCGCCGCTAACTCATTTAAAGTGTCTAAAGCGGCAGGGGCTGAATCTACAAGAGCGGCTACTTCTGTATCCACGTAGTTCTTAGTAGCGGCATCCTGTGGATTAACAGGATCTGTGACGTTAGCGATGGTGGTACCAGTAACATCTAAAGTGCCATTGACAGTAACATTGTTAAATGTAGACGTACCCGTTGCGGCAGTGACATTACCAGTAACAGCACCAGTCAAGTTGCCCGTGACGTTGCCTGTAACATTACCAGTCAGGTTACCTGTAACATCCCCTGTTACATCGCCAGTAAAGCCAGTGTTGGCAGTGATGGTTGTCCCTGTAATTGCACCGGCAGTTGAGCCACCAATCACAGCACCATCTACTGTGCCACCATTAATATCAGCAGAAGCAAGAGTTGCTAATCCACTGGTAGTGACTGTTGTGAAAGAACCTGCGGCAGGAGTAGAGGCACCAATGATTGTACCGTCGATGTTTCCACCAGTGATTGTGACTGCGGCAGAGACAAGCGCATCAATGTTGGCTGTACCGTCTATCCAGAGGTTCTTAAACTCAGCACCTAATGCACCCAGATCAATATCATCATCTGTGACAGGTACGATTGCACCGTCTTGGATGCGGACTTGTTCTACTGCGGCACCGCCAACTTCTGCGTAAATAGAGACACGGTTGTTGCTTGTGTCTACGACAACTTTGTTATTGCCATCTGTGTCTGCAATAAGACCGATGTAAGCACCTTCAGTCGAAGTGCCATCGTGATTGTGACCGCCAGAAAATGCAAATGCATCTCGCAGTGCGTTGAATTCAGCGTTTAGTGGTGCGGCTTTGACTACCTCACCTGAAATAATATCTGCTACGGATTGTCTGCTATACCCAGCCATTTACCTGCGATCTCCATACCCAAACAATAGTACGAATCCTTGGATTGCGTGACTAGCATTTGTATCGTTGGTTACGTATTTAATTGCAATTGATTGCCCTGATCCTGAAAAGGATGTTTTTTCTACAGGAGACGGATTACCATCAAATATCGCCCCTGAGTCATATGTTGCTTCGTTATAGTATGCCGCCGCACCACGTGTTGTGATATCGTAGTTCGTAGGGTTTAGTACGTTGACATCTTCATAGTCATATACAACACCTAATACGATATCTGAGTCACCTTCAGCTTTCAGATATGTAGACAGCTTTAAGAAGTTCTTACGCAGTTCTGGATCACCGAAGTGGTAAAACGGAGTCTGGAACAAAGAAAAAATTTCATTGCCATCAAAGCTAGTACCAGATTCCTGTCGGTACACCTTACCGTCTAAATCCCCGTGAACGACAAACTCGTACTGACCAATGTATCCTGAGTCAGCGGCTGTTGCGGTAATACCTAACAACTGACCAAACTCAAATCCAATGCCACCATTCTGTTGCTGACGCAGTGCCCCAATCACACCCTGCGATTCTGAAGCACCAAAGAAAATTCTAAACTGTGACTTCTGCCGTATGACTACTGCATTCAGATCATCTAAGTCGTTGTTCAATACAACGTCGTTAAACAAGGACTGCACGTTCTTAGATACAGTTTCCAAGTTAACGTCACCAATCTTATCAGTACCAGATACAGGACGAAGTCCGTCAGGTCCGATGAAGAGTAGGTCACCACCAAGCTCAATGACTGAATCAGATGCAATACATCCTAAGTCGTTAGTTACTTGGAGCATTGAAAAGTCAGCGTTACTATTACCTACAATCTTTTTAATGTTATTAGTACCGAAAATGTATAGCTCATCACGGAACGCTTTAATCTGTACAATCTCAAATCCTACATTAATAACACCAGCACCATTTGCTGGGCTGAAGTCTGTCTCGCTAAGAGGAGCAGAATAATATAAGTTGTAAGGGTCTGTGCTGTCACCAGCTAAGAATATGTGAGACTTAAACTCAGTGACGTACTTAGGATTGTTAGGGGCATTAGCATCTGTAATCTGTGTGTACGTAGTGCCATCGTATTTAGCGGCTGGGTTCACACCGTCTACTAACATGATGACTGGACCACTCCAGTTATGCTTAGCAAAACGAACCTTGTTCACACCAGTCATTGTTGGGCTACCTGCTGTAGTTACAGCAACCCATGCAGAAGTTCCAGTGTCCCAATAGTGTAGGTAGTTATTGCCGGATGACGGAGTGCGACATGCTAAGATGCCGTCATTGATTCCATTAAATACACATATGCCTAATACTTTCCCAGTTCCCGGTAAGCTGGGGTATGCTTCAGTGAATCCACTAATACGACGATAACCACCAGTGACAGATGGTTCATAGTTAATGAGTCGTGTTGCACTGCCCGGTGTTAACTCTCCTTGCGAGAGTACATCACGGTTAGTATTTAATCCGCCTTCACAAGATACTTTAAATATCTGAAGATCATCAGCCATTGATTGGGCCAACCAAAGTAGAGGTAAAGCCTACGTTAGGAATGTATGTAGAACGCACATATAAGTTTTCATCATTAAGCAATCTACGCATCATGCGAATACCATCGTCAAACGCTTGCTGATGAACCATGGCACTCTGTTCATTAGAACGAAAACGCATCATATACATCATTGCACCGTCAATGACAACATGCTTAAAACGATCCGGTATAATGGCGGTGTCATCAAACGCAGTTAAGTCAGCAGGGTATGACCAATACTTGTACTCAATTTCGTAGGCATCATCAGGAAGTGGGTGAACACCGAACTTCTCTTCTTGTGTCTGATAAACAACGGTAGGCGTTGTGTAATCACCACTCTCTGCAGTCTCATCAATGTAGCGGTACTTTTCTAAGTATTCTGTGTATGAAACAACATTAAGTTTTTGTGGTTGATTATTTTTAGATGATAACTGCTTAATGTACATAGATTCCCAGTCCACTGAAGATGTGTCAGCGGGGAAAGCGTAAACGCCAGTACCAGCAGTTAATGTTTGTGTATAGGTTGTTAAAGTAAAAGGCCACTCCTGAGCAGATTGCAGGATACGGCGAATAGAACTATTAATTGAATCTTTAGCTAACGCTTGAACATTACGCACTGTAGCAAAGTCAGATTGGTCAATAGTGACTTCATTTAATCTGCGAAGTAGCTCATTTGTTAAGTTAAGAAATGTAGCCATTTAATTTAAGAACCTCATAAGAGAGAAAGGGGGCCGAAGCCCCCAAGCTCATTAGGCTAGTTGATCACGGTCAACTTCGTCAGCAGTACGTGAAGCATCGCCTACGTTTACAACGATAGCGAAGACACGTGCTGTGATGTCCGCAGATGCGCTAGCACCAGCAGTAGCCACAACGTCAATAGTATCTTCTGCGGCAATAACACCCGGTGTTTGAGTGCCCGCAACAAAAGTACCAGCAGTGTCGCTGTCTACAGCAGTAGTAGCCATAAAGGTTAAGCTACCAGCACCAACAGCAACGTCATAGTCAGCAGAACCGACAGCGTCAATTAACTCAACACCAGCGGCAATGACCATGGTTCCTGCGCCAACGGTTGGGCCAGTCACCGTACCACCTGCAAGAGGCAGTTCGACTGTAGCATCAACCATGTATGCTTTTTCAAGCAATGAAGTAGATTTAGCCATTAGTAAATCCTCCTATTAATAGCCAGTTTGGTAACGTGCAGTGACGATACCTTCAGGACGAAGGATCTTACGACCGTACAAGTGCATACCACGAACGATGTCAGCGAAGCTGTCTGGATCACGGTAAGTCTCAGTCTTGTTGATCTGCTGAGCAGTAGCAACCGCTGAGTCGTGACCTGCAGTCAAGACACCATAGTTAGTAGCCTGAAGTGTAGCACTACCTACAGCAGGACCAGTTCCGACAGCAGGCATGTTGTTAGAAACATAGACACGGAAACCATGCAAGTTGTTAATAACAAGACCATTCTGAAGTCCAGAACCACCGAAGTCTGAGTTGAACAGACGAGAATCTTCGTCCTTCAGAGTTTCAGCGAAGACAGGGTCAATGACCAACCAACGTCCGTTAGTGTCAACAAACTGCTGATCTAACAAACGAGCCATACGAGCAATCACCTGAAGAGGTGAAGCGTTAGCTGTTGGAAGAGTAGACACACCCGGCAGACGAGGTACAACTACAATAGCTTCGCCAGCTACAGCGGCACCGCCGTCATCCAGATTGAAGTCTGTAGCGTCCAACTTCATAGAAGCGAGAAGCTCGTCAGAACCCGCAGTAGAAACTGCCTTAGTACCGTTTACAGTTGTGTTAACTGTGTCGCCAGCACCGTGCAATGCAGATTGAGTGTAACCTGAGAGGTACGCAAGTACTTCTTGGTCATATTGATCACGCAGACGATACGCCGCACGATCAGTCGCCATTTGCATGAAGTTCACGTGTGAGTGCGCTTCTTCAATGTCGTCAATCTTGAATGCAAAGTAGTTAGCTTTGTCAATAGTCAAAGAGAAATCTTCGTCATCAAGATCTTGTGCAGTGATTTGTGAACCACGAGCATAAGTCTGAACTGAGATTTCAGGCTCTTTGATGATCTTCACTGAATCACCCATCTGAGCGATTTCACCGAAGTAATCGTTGTTAGTGATATCTTCTACAGTAGAAGACTTACGGAAAGCAAGCTGTACCTGCTTTGAATAGATAATTGGGCTAAAGTTACCATTAGGAAGGTTGCCATAGCCCGATGCGCTTGTAAATGCCATGAGAGACACTCCTTATGTAGCATAGGGTTAAGGTTATGTGTAACTTCGCCAGAGGCCATCTAACATCAGGGTGGTATAGTCACCGGCCAAAGTGATCATACGGCCTGCGTAGTTTGGGTGTTCTGTGAAGGTGAAATAAGACTCCCCACTACTCTAACAACTGGCATGAAGTCAGAATAACGGTTTGTCTTATCTCTGGTGTATTTAGTGGGTATCCATAGAGGGGCCACAGTTCTGTATATAGTTATATCCAGAAAGTTTTAAATGTCAACACCTTTATCGTGCTGAACCACTTAAATCGTAAATAAAATTACCTGAGCGAA